CGGGACTTCCCCGCCTACGACTTCTGATGCAAGACCACAAAACCAAAAAGGTAGAGATCCGCCTCAACCAAGCTGAAATCACCTACCTCGACAACATCGCAGCGCACTTCAATATCTCCCGCGCTGAACTCGTCCGCCGTCGTGCCTTCGCCAACGTGGCCCCTGTAATCCCTCAAGGGTCACAGGTCTACGCCAAGTGTGTTCAGGCCGCGGCACAGCACGCCCCAGGCGTGCCTCGCGTACAACTAGAGGCCATCGCTGCTGCCATCATCACCGCTCTCTCAAAAATGGACGTTTAACCCTGGGGCATTGAGCGAGGAAGGTGCGACCTTCCTACAACTGCTGCCGGCGTAGGGGATGCCACTGGTCGGGCCAACTGGTGGACCTGGAATCCCAAGCGCATGTAGCACGGTTCCCGTCGTGGACTCTGGGTGGTGCCAAGGTTTCCTTTGGACCTGCATTGGCCCTTTGTAAGCAGTTGTCTCATGTAAGTCCCCAACCGATAAACACCCGTATTTCTATACTCTTAACAGAACAGAAATACTGCAAACGTGGGTCGCAGTACCGCTGCCGAAACAACCTTCCGAATTAACACCGTCTACGGCCTTCTCTGTGACGGTAAATCTCGTGGCGAAATAGTCCAATTCGCTGCGGAAAACTGGCAGTTAAAAGACCGCATGGCAGACGAGCTAATCGCTCGTGCCCGCGTTGCCCTTGAAAAAGACGCCGAACTCTCACGCCCCGCCTTCCTCGCCGAAGTCCTGGGCCGGCTTCGTAACTATGAGCAACAAGCCGCACGCCGCGGTCAGCTAATGGTTGCCGTCAACTGTGTCCGGCTCCAATGTGAGCTAGTAGGACTTACCGACAAATGAACCACATCACGCAAATCGACAATGAGGGCTATCTCCTCGTTTGCGTGGAACGCGACAACTTCTACGAGTGCGCCACCTGTAGTTCAATGCATCTCGTTGAAGACAAAATCGCCCAGCTAAACGCTCGCATCGACCGAATGGCCGCTGATGCCTTCTCTGCTTGACTCTTGCCCCGGTGGCCTGCTCCTAGAGCAGCCCGTCATGGTGGAAGACGAGCGCGACTGGGCCCCCTTCGCTGCTCACCTGCACGAGAGCCTCACTGACCCACAACGTCAGGTCTGGGAATCGCCAGAGCGGTTCAAGCTGCTTTGCTCTGGCCGCCGCTTTGGTAAGACCTACCTCTGCATTGCTCGCCTGGTGGCCTGGGCCATCGAAAAGCCAGGCAGCCTCAACTGGTACGTCACCCAGACCTACAAATCAGCCAAGCAAATCGCCTGGCGTCAACTTCGGGCCATGGTGCCGCCCGAAATGTTTGCCAAGAAGAACGAGTCCGAACTTTCCCTTGAACTCACAAACGGATCCGTCATCGCCCTGAAAGGCGCAGAATCAGCAGACGGGCTTCGCGGTGTAAGCCTCTCCTCTCTGATCATTGACGAGGCCGCCTATGTCAAGCAAGAAGCCTGGGAGATGGTATTACGTCCGGCGCTCTCTGATCAGGGCGGCCCGGCGTGGTTCATCACGACGCCGTCAGGCCTTAACTGGTTTCATGACCTTTGGGAGCAGGCTGCCGAGCAGGAGGATTGGGAGACTTTTTCGTTCACTACGATTCAGGGCGGCAATGTCCCCGAGGAGGAGATCGAGGCTGCAAAGCGGACCCTCGACGAGCGCACCTTCCGCCAGGAATACCTAGCCAGCTTTGAAACCCTCGCCGGCAGGGTCTACCCAGATTTCAGCGACGAGAACATCAGCGAAGACGTTGCCGACACTGGTGGCGAAATCCTGTGGGGCACCGACTTCAACGTCGGGATCATGGCGGGCATTCTTGCCAGCCGTGTTGGCGATACTCTCCACATCTGGGACGAAGTAGCCGTTAAGCAATCCAACACCGATGAAGTTTGCCAACTCCTCAAGGATCGGTTCCCAAACCGGCGAATTGTTGCTTATCCAGATCCAACAGGGAGCGCCCGCAAGACATCTGCGGCGGGTCGCACCGATCACGACATCATCAGGCGATACGGATTCCAGTGCATCAGCCCTAAAGCCCCCTGGGCCGTGAAAGACAAGATCAACGCGACCAACTGGCTGATCAAAACTGCCGACGGTCACCGCAAGCTATTCATCCACCCCCGCTGTAAGCACACGATCAAGGCCCTGAAGAATGTGACCTACAAGGAGGGGACGGAAGACTATGTGATCGACAAGTCGGCCAATATCGAGCACTGGACCGACGGCCTGGGCTACCTCGTCCTGGGCAGCGACTTCAATCCCCTCTATGCACGCTCTGGCAAGGGCACTGGCATCAGGATCTATTGAGTTTTGCCCTTGGCTCTTAAACTGAGCCAAAGCCTTGAGAGTTTCGCGACGTGTATAGCGGTTTTCAGCATTACAACCGTGCTGCATCCTCCAAGGTTGCGAAGGTAAATGATCCGAATCAGGCCTGGACTAACCAAGAGCCGCATTGGATGCTGATCGAGGATCTCGTCCAAGGCACCTACCAGCTCAGGCGCAGACATCGCCGGTATTTGCCACAAGAACCTCGCGAACTTGACGAGAGCTACGACAACCGTTTGGCTCGCAGTGTGTGCCCGCCTTATCTAGTTCGCTTGGAGCGAATGTTGGCTGGCATGTTGACGCGCAAGCCGGTCCGTCTGAACGATGTTTCGGATGTTGTCCGCGAGCAACTGTTTGACGTTGACCTGCTCGGCAACGACCTGAACGTGTGGACCTACGAGACCGCGCGGAAAATGATCCGTTACGGCCATGTGGGCGTTTTGGTCGATGCACCTGCTGCCGGTGAGCTGGGCCGTCCCTACTGGGTTTCGTACACGCCCCGCGATGTGCTCGGCTACAGAACCGAGCTAGTCAATGGTGCGCAACAGTTGAGCCAGTTGCGCTTGTCTGAGCGCGTTGTACTTCCAGACGGTGAGTATGGCGAAAAGGAGGTCGAACAGATCCGCGTTTTACGCCCAGGTGAGTTTGAAATCCACCGCGCCAACGACGAGGGCGAGTTCATGATCGTCGATAGCGGTAGGACGACGATGGATCACATCCCGTTCAGCGTTGCCTACGCCAACCGCGTGAACTTCATGGAATCGCGGCCGCCGTTGATGGATATCGCGGAGCTGAACCTCAAGGCGTACCAAATGCAGAGCGATTTGGACAACATGCTCCATATTGCCGGCGTGCCCATGCTCGCCTTTTTTGCATTCCCTCAGGCAGCTGAGGAGGTCACCGCAGGCCCAGGCGAGGCCATTAGCTTCCCGGCAGAAGGTCGGGCTGAATACATCGAGCCGCAGGGCAGGGCCTTCGACGCGCAGTTCAAGCGCCTAGAGCAGATCGCCTCCCAGATCAATGAGCTAGGCCTCAGCAGCGTGCTCGGTCAGAAGCTGTCCGCCGAAACCGCCGAATCGAAGCGCATCGATCGCAGCCAAGGCGACTCGACAATGATGGTCATTGCGCAGAACATGCAAGACCTGATCGACAACTGCTTGGCCCACCATGCCCACTACCTCAACATCACCGAGGTAGGTAGCTGCTTGGTCAATCGCGACTTCCTCGGCACACGGCTAGAGCCTCAGGAAATCCAAGCCCTGCTGCAGCTCTACACCGCTGGCACCATCACCCAGGAAACCCTGCTGCTGCAGCTCAGCGAAGGCGAGGTGTTAGGCGACGACTTCGACATTGAGGCCGAGGTCGAGGCCACACAGCTCGGAGGCCTTGGCGGTGAGCAGATGCCTGAGCCTGTAGAAGATGACGAAGAGCCGGTAGAAACCGACGAGATCCCTGAGCAGGATGAGGAGGAGGTCGAAGAAGAGTAATGAACTCGCCCACTGATCCAGCAACTGAAGGCGGAGACGAAACTCGGATCCTTCACGTTTGCACCGGAGAGATCAGGGGCCGCTACTTCGCTGTCATCCGCTGCAAGTGGTACGGCGAGGACGGAATGATCGGAGTCTCGGAGCATCGACTGGAAGACATGGACATGCAGACCAATCTCGAAGACTTCGGCGCCTTCATCGTTAGCGCTTTAGATGCCAATGCAGATGTCACGGCCTTGGTGGCCTGTGACCCTGAAGACCTGGGCCTAGAAGTCGAATGAGCCTCGAATCCTTTGTCGAAGAGATCCCCGAGGCCTACTACCGAAAGGCCATCGACCTGAACCGCTATAGCAATAGCGTCGCTCGGGATCTAATGCAGTCCTACGAGCGGATCATCCGCCGTTCGATTGCTGAGCTTGAGCGGATCGAGCAGATGCCTAGCGCTAAGCGGCCCCAGGTGCGGGC